AGTGGCGTCAAAACCCGCTTCAAACGTAGAAGGTTCTTACTCGACTGGAGTGACAGCTAAACCTGTTTCTAAAGTTGAGGGTGCCGCAGAAAGTTTGTCTGACCAAAACGCTTATGAGATCCGTGGTGCAGTTGCTAAAAATATGTATCAAATTTTTACAACTGACGAAGGGGCTTATTGGCCGATTGGAACGATGACCATTCTGCGCGGACGTGTTGGCATCACAAACCGACATGTTTTCGAAGCTATGCGTGCTCAGGTACGTCTTGTTAAGCACATTGGTGGTCCACTCACATTCGATATGAAGAAAAGTGACCTTAATTTTGCCTTTGTGCCTGATGACACACCTGTTTACGGAAGCCGAGATATGGGTCTTGTTGAGCTCCCGCTCAACGTTCCCATTCACTCCGACCTGACGAAACACATCATGGAATCTGGTGACTTTTCCCGACATGAACGACTCGCAAGAGCTGCTCTAGTTGGCTATTCACCTGATTTCCCATCAGTATTGTCTGTGCGTGAAACGGACGATGCTAAAGCTGTCGACAACGCTGAGATGGCGCTCGATACTGGGAGAGAAACCAGGATTGTGCGACGTTTCTACACGTACGCTTTGGAAACATCCAGAGGAGATTGTGGTTCTATCCTCATTGCTGTGGACCCGCGACTGAACCGTAAGATCTGTGGTGTGCACTTTGCAGGCTTAAATGCCGGCAATGGACATACCGCAGCATCTGCTGTTTTGTCTCGGGGCTACATTGATGAGGCTCTGAAACACTTGAAACTGCGTTGGAGCCATTCGTGGTTCAACGGCGCTGTGAAAGGTGTTAAAGAGATTTCGACTTCTGTCGAAGGAGGAACTATGACCTACACTGGACGTGTGATGGCCGGTGTTGGTGTTGAAGGAACGGTGGACAAGCCAGTTCATCAAGCCAAAACCACCAACATTCGAAAGTCGCCTGTTTTTGACGTGTGCGGACCTGTTTTCCGACAACCCGCGTATCTGACCCGAACGACGAACCGTTTAGGAGAAACTGTTGACCCTATGCCGTTGGCAATGAAGAAGGTAGCAATGCCTTCTGTGCTGATGCCGGAAGATCTTGCAGTTGCCGAGAAACGTGTGCGTGAGATGATTTGTAACGGAGACGTCACGAATGCTCATACACTCAGTTTCGAGGAAGCAATTACAGGAAAAGAAGGAAACGACCTCTACCCGTCGATCAACCGATCGACTTCGCCCGGTTACGGGTGGGATAAGTCAGGAAAAGGTAAAACAGCCTTCCTAGGCGAAAACGAATACGTGATCTCTCCCGAGGTCTCGAAGGAATACGAAAGTGTTCTTGAAGGACTCCGACGAGGAGAACGTGCTGGAAAACTCTGGACGGATACACTTAAAGATGAAGTGCGTCCCATTGAAAAAGCTGAGGCTGGAAAGACTCGGCTGTTCTCTGCAGGAGAAATGATTCTCACTATCCTGCTGAGACAATACTTTATGGGCTTTACTGCTCATATGGCACAGAACAAGATTTCAATGGAGTCGTGCGTCGGTGTTAACCCCTACAGTTTTGACTGGCATGCAATCGCCTTGAAGCTCAAGAAACACGGAAGCCGCGTTGTTGCTGGAGATTTCGCCAATTATGACGGAACTCTACCAGCAGATGGACTTTGGTCTGTCCTCAATGTGGTGAATGCTTTTTATGCCCAACAAGGTGATCAGGAACTCGAAAACAATAAAATCCGAGAGATGCTCTGGATGGAGATCGTAAACTCGGTCCATGTTAACGGTAGTGATGTCTATTCTTGGACTCATTCACAGCCTTCGGGTTGCCCGTTCACATCGGTGCTCAACAGTGTATTCCATTCCATCGCGGTGCGTACTGCCTATATGGTGGCTGCAAAAAAACATGCTCCTGAGATGGCGACTATGTCGCATTTTGAAAAGTATGTTTCGCACGTGAACTACGGTGATGATGATGTCACTAACGTGGCTGAAGAAGCATCGTGGTTCTCGCAGATCGCTATGGCTGAAGCCTATGCAACCTTTGGAATGACCTACACGGATGAGCTGAAAACAGGCGAAATGGTAGAGTTCAGAACCCTCGAAGAGATTCAGTTCTTGAAACGAGCCTTTGTCTTTGATAAGGACCAGTGCAGATACACTGCCCCACTCGACATCAAAACAATTTGTGAGATGCCCTGTTGGAACAAGACAAAAGGTGACGCCTATGAGCTGTCCGCTTTGGTGGTCGAGGACGCTGCCTATGAGCTATCCATCCACCCGAAATCAGTATGGGAACAACACATTGCCATGCTGGAGAAGGCTGCGCTGATTCTTCGGAAGAAAGTGCCGTCACTGTACCTGCCTACTTACGATGAGCTTCGGTTCATCGATTTCACTAAGTACGTGACAACAAAACCTCGTGATCGGGGCACTGGAATGTCGGCTGAAAGTTCCGGTGCAGCAAATCCTGCTGAGGTTCTTGAAGGCCCTAGTCCGCTAGCAAGCCTCCAAGAAGTGGGATCGCTATTTAGCGATACTGATGAGTGTGTGCCCACTTTAAAATCTAAAGATCTACTCATCCAGCCAACCACTGCCACGACGGAGTCATTGTGGCAAGTGTTCAACCGACTCGCTGAACAAGTAAACAACAAACCAACAATGTGTAAGGTCAGTGCTCTGTGGAAAGCACCTGAGGTGCGCGCACGTTACACTGTCATCGATCTCTGCAAACCTTGTGATTTCCACAGTTTTCGTCGCACTCGCGAAATTTATTCTGGAACTGGCCAAGCCGGTGAAGGACCAGATTTTGCTGGTGATGCGAGCACTGAGGAACAACACGAGATTGTGGACTTCCAGTATGATGGTGAAGTCGAACCCGCGCCAAGAGAGCCTGTCCCCATGGAAACTGTTGTCGCCACTAGTGGTAGCGACAGTTTGATTGCTGATATCTCCGGTGTTCTGCGCCGACCCTATCACATCAAAGATGTGGTATGGAAAGCAACGGATGCCGTTGGAACGAAACTTCTTACTTTGGACCTCCCTAATGAGTGGCTCACGAAGCCGATGATCAAAGAGAAGTTGGCCGGTTTTCGTTATCTGCGCTGCAATCTCGTAGTTGAACTACAGATTAATTCGCAACCAATGAACTCCGGAGCTCTTCTCCAGGTCTTCACGCCTGTTAGCAAAATGCTGCAAGCGCCGCCTTCGAGTATCGCTCATTTTGGAGGACTGACTGGATATCCCAATGTTGTTTTCCGGTGTGGTGAAAGCTCCGCCGTGAGAATGACAATCCCGTTTTTCCCTCTCGTGTCGCACTTTGATCTCGCAAGAGGTTATGGTACGATGGGAGAAGTGATTGTTCATGTTTTCTCTCAGCTAACAGGAACACCTGACGTGGACGGAGCGGTCTTCGTCTGGGCAGAAAATATCACTGTCGACATGCCAACCGGTGTGCCGCTCAAGGGTATTGCTCAGGCCGGAGGTGTCGAGGAGCGAAAGCGCCCCGGCAACGTTGAGACCACAACTCGAGTTCTAAAGGGAGCGGCGGACAAGTTGAGCGGAATCCCCGTTATTGGGAATTTCGCGACTACCGCGTCCACCGTACTTGGTGCCGCCGGATCAGTTGCCAGCTGGTTCGGATGGTCCAAGCCTGCAGACCCTGAGTTTGTGACTACCATCGCCCCCCTCTATGCACGTCATGCTGCTAATTTCAACGGAGATGTGAAAACCAAGATGCTCGCGTTGGATGCCCGTAACACAACAAACGTTGCTACTTCCGTCTTCAACACCAACGAAGACGAAATGAGCATTGCTGCAATTGCCTCTAAAAGCACATATGCAGACCGTTTTAAGTTCGAGGCTGCCCAACCACAAGGCACTCTTCTTTTCTCATGGCCTGTTGATCCGACTAGCTGTTTGAAGTCAACCCAAACCGTCACCATTTCTGGAAATTCGGTGGAACTGGTTGAGCGGGCAGAAACTAATCTTAGTTATGTCAGCTCATTTGGTTTATGGTGGAGAGGATCGATTAACATGGACTTTAAGTTCGTGAAAAACAATTTCTTCTCCGGGCGTGTAAAGTTCATCTACGCCCCAGGTGCGGAGGAAACTACCGACTTTGCAACGATTGACCTCAACAAGTGTTATTCACGAGTTGTGGACCTTCGGAGCACGACAGACGTTTCCATCAACATCCCATACAACTACCACCAGCTTTGGAAAGAAGTACAGGTTGTAGGCGAGGACACAAACAAACTTGCCAAATGCTACGCCAACCCTCAAGGCATGCTCTACGCCGTTGCT